AAAACTAATTGTATAGCAGCTAAGAACCCTTCCGCGCTAATCTCAAGTACTTTGAAAATAATTTCAATGCCTCTAAGTCCGTCTGCAAATATTCCTGCAACTTGAGTAGCAGTTTCAAAACCTGATTTAACTTTACCAGCAAACCCATCGCCTTCTAGTGCAGCCATAGTAAATTTATTGGCAACAGCTTCTATGATAGGAGCTAGCTGGACAGTCAGTACTCTTACGGCCCCAGAAAAAGCACTAGTAGCTCTAGTAATGGCGTCATTAGCAGCTTCGATTTTTGCTGCATCTGTCCTAGATATCGCTAGTCCAAGTCTTTCTGCTTCCTCAGTCGCTTCACGTAATCCGTCAGCTCCTAGTGCCATAGTGTTAACTAATGATACACCTTCAGTATCAAATGCTTGCATAGCCAACCTTACACGGTCGCCTTGTGATGCTACACCTTGGAAAGCTTCTGATAACTTAACGAATTGTTGGTCAGGAGATAGATTAGAAAACTCTTGTGCGTCTATGTTTAGTTCTTGTAAAGTGCCAACCATTACGCCAGTTCCATTGGCTGCTTCTGATGCTCTTCTTGTCATTCTTTGCAGAGCAGTACTAAACATTTCAGCACTGTTGCCTGTAAGCTCAGCAGCGTGTTGTAGTCCTATTAACTTCTCTGTTTGTATGCCTAGTTTGTCACTAGTTTTTGCTATAGCATCGACTTGTTTTAGTTGCTGTCTTACTAAAGCTCCTGTTGCAGCAGTGAACGCAGCTGTGGCCACTTTAGCATATTGATTAAAAGAAGCTCTAGTATTGGCTAAACTCTTATTGACCTTCTCCATACTTTTTGACATTTTTGTAGCAGACTTCTCTGCTGCACTTTGTCCTTTGGAAAGCTCTTTTTTTAAGTCAGATAGATCAGCATCTAGCTTAATAATTAGTTCTTCAAGAGTTGTTGACATTTAGTTCATCCAAAGTGAAACTCCTTCCAATTTTATCTAGAGTTTCATTAAGTTCTTTTTTAGTTAATCCTACTTTAGCCTCAGCTTGCTCTGTAGGATCAGGAAATTTACGTTTAAGAGCAAGCATCCATTCAACAAAAGTGGTTTTCCAAAATGCATTTGTAGTCCACCCGAAATCTACTGTTGCTACAGCGATCCATAAGCCCCAGTCAATAGCTAATAGCTCTGACTCTTCCGTTGTGTAGTTTTGCGCGGCTTTCTCTTCTGAGTCTTCGCGGTACTCTTGCTTTGCTTTTTTATTTGATCTTCAACCTCCTTTCGCTGACTTGGAGGTATAATACATTCAACCATAGCTACTGCATAGACAGAACCTGCATCAATAACACCTAATTCTTCTATTTGTTCAGCAATTTCTTTCCTATCTATATCTTCTTTACATAAGATAGTGAAAAAATCTAGCATATCATTTATTTTTATATGACTATAGATCATAGACGCTGTTTCAGGATTCTTAAGTAAACTAGAGAATACTTGTGCAGTCTCTATCCAGTGTTTGCCTGTAAGGTCTTCCCAAACTGCTATATTTTCAAGGCTAGGCTCTATAATTATAGTTTTTGACGGGAAGGTTACTTTGACCTCCCCTTTTTTTCTATTTGCTTCTGGCATCTGCGTCTACCTTTTATTTATTAACGTAGTGGATCTAACTCAAATGCACCAACTTCAACATCAGTTTCGTCATCATAAGTTACGTTAACTTCGCCATTAATGTCATTAAATACTTGAGCAAAAGGTCCAATTAATTTAGTCTCATTTTGCGCGATATCTACAATAATTGGATCCTTGTCAACAATACCAAAACCAGGTGCACTAGTAGAGGTTTGGTTAGGGTTAATAATTACTTGTCGAGTGCTAGCATTAGTATTTAATACAGCTAAGAACACGTTTGGTTTTTCATTAACAAATGAATCACCTCCAGCTGCAGCTGCAGTTAGCGCACCACTAAGTTCTACACCTAGTTCTGAAATTTGGTTAACTGTGAGTTTAGCCATTATAGTATCTCCTTAAGAGTTTTATCTAGTTAGTTAGAGTAGTTAATTGAACCAGTACTCTCTAAAGAGATACTGTAGTTTTGAGCATCAGTATGTTCACCAGCTAATTCAAAACTAGCAACCATGAATCTACCTATAAAACGTTTACCTAAGGTAGGACCTTGCTCTGTTAAGCCCAAAACCATGTTTATACCGACACGATTTAGGCAAGCCTGTAGTACAATTTCTTCTGCAACTGAACTATCTACTAGACCAGCTCCAGATACTGACATTGATTGAATACCGTGACCTTCAAGAGATTCAGCAAACTCGTTTCCAAGTTTATCTGTAGTCTCGATTAGTTCATTATTAATTGTGAGGGTTGCTGAATTCTGGCCACCTAGCGCGATGTAGTTACCAGATCCTGGCGCATCCTCCACAAATATCAAAAGATTCACACCTGCTCTATTAGTCATGTGCTATTTCTCCTCTAAGTGGCGTCATTTAAGATTATATCATAAGTTTTGATCGAATGGTACGTATTACCATCTGGATCCCGTACAGATTGACTATCAATCGCACGAATCAGGATTACGTCGTAATTTGGTACAACCAAGTTTCCTCGATTCATCAAAGTTTCGACGGCATCCGTGATTTCTTTAACAGCAATCCTTCCTTCGTAATCTTTAGTCCAGCAATGGATAGTAAGGATTGCTTTTTTGTTGTCTTTTGTATTATCTAACTTTGTGTCAAATGAATTTACAAACGTATCTCCAATTGTTACATAGCGTGGAGTGTTTTCATTATCAGATGACTTAGGAACAGCATCAAATACAGGAATACTACCATAGCCAGGTATATTAATATTACCTTCAAGTAGTGTAAATACTCCTCTTTGTAAATCTGCCTCTAGCGTACTCATGTCTTTTTAAGTTGCCTCGCTAATGCTGTTTGCACTGCTACTAAAATTTCTCTTCTATTTCTTAAATAAGCTGGTCTTGCAAATGGTCTTTCATCGATCTTTTGTGTTCCAAACTCCATCCAAATAGCTTTTTCAGCTTGACCGCTTTCTTTAAATACACCAACTAATGTTTCTGCATTACCTTGTTTAAATTGTTCTGGTTTTGTTTTTACTGCGTTCGCTAAAGAATCTGTATCAATACGGGGAGGATTACCAGGGCTACTAGCAGTATGAGTCCCGTAAACGCGTCCGCTCGGTGGTGATAAAGCCATCGAGAATTTAATATCTTCAGCAATGCGTCTGCCCCCTTGGTGGAGTATTCTAGCTGAAGTTGTCTGCAATTTAGGGCTAAGCTCCTCAATTTTTTTAGCAAGTTCTTTAGTTCCAAGTATCGAGACATTTTTAGTTACCTTCTTTTTACTTTTTGCCATTATGTAGGTACATTCTCTTGAACAGTATATTCTAAAAATTTATTTTCTTCATCTATGTTATCTACGTAAATGATTTTGAACTCTCTATCACCAAACTTCCAGCGTCTTTTATTAGCATTAACTGGTTGCCAATCTGAAAAATACCTTGTAATTAAGGTATGTGTAATCGGCATATCTTTAGCCTCTGCAAAAAGCCTTGTAGTACCTGACTTAGTCTTTAAACTACATTTTTTAGTCGCAATAGTAACATAAGGTTTTCTACTTCTTCCACCCGCTCCGTCTGATACCTCAGTAGTTTCTTGAAGTTCTATGGAATGGCGAAGAGTTCCAATTTTTATATCACAGCACTTAACCATTAGAACAGCCCTTGATTTCTTTGAGCTCTTTCATTACTAGGCTTTCCAAATTTCATTATTTTCTCTTGACCGTATACTTGTTTAGATGCAGAAGGTAATGCTGATTCACAGCTACAGTCATCACAGTCACCTCGTTTCTCGTACCAACTAGCTATATGGTTAAGCAAAGCTACTTTTATTCCTGAGCTTATCGCGCCAGATCCTGCTACAAATTCTATTTCAATCGCAGCTAGTCGCCCGTCTTGATTTTGTGGCCAAGTTTGCCCTTCGTTTAATCGAATATTAGGGTAGTCTATAGTTTTTTCTACGTAAAAAAGATTAGCAGGAACTGCAGTAAGTACTCCGTTAACAAAATACTGAAATGAAGTCAATGAGTCATACGGGCATTTACGCAACTCTATCCATCTTTGGTTAGAAAACTGATCTCTAGTTGTTCTAAAAGTAGTAGTCAAAAAAGTTTTACTAGTATATTCCTCAGCAAATGTTATCACACCATCTCTAAGCATCAATAAAATATTATCTTCAGAATTATCTGATGGATCAATACGAAGCCATTCTTTTATTTCTGTTAGACTTAAAAGGTCGTCATTACTTCCAGAAACAGAAACGATTTCATAAGGATAACTTGTTTTAATATTTAGTGGACTATCTAATAAGTTCATTATATTACCGTTTAATAGTTAAGGGTTATATAGTCATCAACTTTTACTTTAATAGAATCATGTATGCTTTGTGTGTAGAATTCGTCAATAGTTATTTGTGTTAGCGAGTGTTGAGCAGTTACCCAATCACCACTTAGTAGAAAAGACTTAGCTTCCATCAATTTAATCTCTATTTGGTAAGATGCTTCTACAGTTATCACACCATTATAGTAAAGAGCCACTAGATCAGCTCTGATATCGTTATAAAGAGCAACACCGTCTTTCGCTCGCCTATTGTAAATTCTTTTTTAACTTCAATAGGGTCGGTTATTTCAGTGAAATTTTCAGGCGCTTCTTCACTATACACTACTGCGTTTCCAAGTGGACTGTCTTCTCTGTAAAACTTTTTTGTCATTTCTACTGCTCTTAATAATAGGTGTAAGTCACATACCTATCTTTAACGTGGTCATAGATAAATTGTACAGAACCATTTGGCCCCAAATCGAAATCAGAATCATCAGCAAGTGCTAATCTATTTGATGCTGTACTTGCAGAGTCTTCGTGCTTAAACTTTAACTGGTTTGTTCCTGTGTTAATTATCATAACAATTCTGTTAACACCTGCTGATGGGGCAACAATACCTGTAAAGTCTCTATCATTACTTCCAGGATCTATAAAGTGTAGATTAAAATTCCCTGGATCGTAATCATCAATGTCAACAGCACCACCACCTACTATAGTTGTCCTAGATATTTGGGCATCAGGTATTTGATAGATACCGCTAGTGTGCGCCCAGTTCCCTATCTCTATACTGGTAACATTACCACCTTCGTCGACAACCGGAACTGCACCAAGAATATCTATTGTATCAGTGACAGTGCCAATAGTCACTCCATCTTTTTTGACAATAATGTTAGAGCCTGTGCCTGTATCCCCTTTATCGCCTTTTGACCCTTGTAGTTTAATCCCCCAAAGCGAAGATTCAGACCCAATAAAAGTAGACGTAAAGGTTAGCGGGTTTGCTAATTCATGGCTTAATTCTACTTCTACATAATCATTGGCATTTAACTTTTGAGGCTCGTAAGTGAAGTCTAAAGTCCAAAAATCTGAAGATGAACCACTGTTTCTTATGTACCCACTCGCTAGACTCCAATTTTGCTCGACACCATTCAAAAATATCTTGACCGTTGGCTGAGTCCTTTGTGAAGAACCATTAAAAACTCTAATTCTGCCTCCAAATGAATATGTAGAGGCTTCATCTACAATTAATCTAGTATTGTTTGTGGTAGTGCTATGTGTGAACCCAGTATCTAAATGTCCAGCCTTCTGAAGATTCCAAGGGGCCATTAGTGGCAACCCCCTAGTAAACGTTTGTGTATCATCATTACTTCTTAAAACAGCCACAGGCAGTGGGTCTGTTGACCCGGCTACAGCTTGGGCCGCTTGCCTTACTCTTAAAGGATTCCAAGAGTAGACTTGTTCTGAAGTGCCAGCCTCTGCGATGGCTTGGCTTACTACAGGAATTTGTGTAGCTGTCACAGCATCTGAAGGGCTCAGATCACTGGTTCCATCGTTTATTGTAATATCACCTGATAAAATAAGAGCGTTTAAATCTTCAGCACTTTGAATCTCATAAGGGCTGTATATATCGCTTATAGTTTGCTGCTCCCCATCCTGTAAAACAGTCCCCAAAAAGGACTGCTCCGATCCTGAGTCATTTTTCGCTATGAGTGTATCAGACATTTAGACACCCCTTTTCCTTATGTATACTGTGACTCTTGGGTCGTTTACCGGAGCACCAACACCTGTGGCAAAACATTTAAGTTCAACCCCTTGGTCAACATCGATGTTCAAATTTTCATTGTTGAAAAATCCAGAGCTTAAAGAAAAAGCTTGTATATTAGCAAATGCACCCCCTGCATTAGATCGAAGTTCAAAACCTTTGGTCAAGTTATTTTCGCCATTGGCTATAATTTGAACGATAGTGCAATCAAAAGGAACTGGCCAACCAGAAGTTGTGCTGATTATATTACCTTCTCGCAAATAATTATTATCATTGTTCCCATTATCCGTCCAAGATAAAAATTCCCTAGAAACACACAGCCACTTTGATCGTGTGGCATCGTATTGATAAAGTAAACCATCACTATGAACATGAAGTGACCCACTAAAAAGATTAGCCGTGGGAAACCCAGCAGAACCACCAATTTTTAAAGATGGCGATAATGAAGAAGAATTGTCCAAATCCAAAGGACCATTTGTGTCTGTTATGTTCGCCGTTGATCCCTTTTCATAAACTTGGTCTATATCTGGGAATGATAAAATGGGATTACTAGGGTCGGTATTATCGACACCATCGCCTGTAACACTATCAACGCCACCGACTCCACCAGCAACACCAAGTGGTGATCCTGAAGTACCGTCACCCGTTATGGTTGCATCTGTTGCTACACTTGATAATTTAGTTTCATCAAGGACTCGGCCCATATTAGCCGATAATGCTTTTTGTGTTTGAGTAGAGGTTAATGAGTTAATCACATCTACAGCATTGTATTGGCTTGTCCAAATAGTGCCAGTAGATAGATAGGTTCCAGCAGGTTTTCTATTGAATCCCCAAACACCAGTGGCGTTGTCAACGATCCACTTTTGTCCTACAGACAAAGCTACATCAGGAAGATCAGCAAATGTAGGAACATGACCTGCAATAACTTCAGCATTATTGACTAGATCATCTAAGTTTTGCCTATCTTCTGATGTAAAAACTTCAGGTATGAGGTTATCAATTAAATTTGGGGGCATTATTCAATAATTCCTGCAGAGATACTTGTTGAAGCTCCAGCCCCAGAAATGGCAAGAAAAACTTGAGATTGCTTTATATTTATTCTAAATATTGATGGCTGCGTGAAAGAGCCATTAGAAAGAGCCTGGAAGGGCAAACCTTGTTGGCTGACAAATACTTGAACGGTAGCACCGTCAAATTCACCTGCTATTTGTATTTGCCCAAAAGCTCCAGTGCTATTGTACACATTAGATGGACCATCAGTAGTTTGGTTTTGAAAAAATTTTCCTGACATTTTGTACCCATCTTTCTAGTTAGTTTTACGACTTATTACTTAGTTTCATCTGTAGGGTTATACTGCTTTCCTGGGCGTTTGTTACGGCTAGTCTTAGCAGCTTTTTCATTTCCTTCTTCATCACAGAAACCTTGTGCGACAGCAGCTTTATATTCAGTACCGTTAAGAATAAGCTCTTGATTTTTAGATACTGACTTTGTAAGCCATGGTTGTACGACAATAACTCCTGTTTTTGTAATTTTTACTTTGTTGCTATTTGACATTGTTGTCTCCTATTGAGTGAAAAAGAGAGGAGCCTGGCGTTCATTAGACCAAGCTCCCCTAAAGGTCGCAGCTATTTAATTACAAGCTTTCAGTAGTAGCAGGTGACGGTGCTTCGTCAACATGCTCAACAGCCATTGCAACAATAGTGGCACCAGTTGTTACACTAGTAGAAGTGATCACTGGACGTACATAACGTTGAGTATACAAGATACCAACTTTAGGTAGTGGGTCACCTGATGCAGTAGCAGCAGCAATATCAGCTATTTCACCAACGATTTGGTCAGCTGTGATTGCATTTACATTAACACTAAATGCGTCATCATCAGCTTGTTGAAATGAAATTGCATGTGTGCCGTCTGTATAAGCAATCGCACCAATAGCAAACATTAAACCGGTTTGAATGCCTTGGCAATCTACACCAGTACCGTTTACAGTACCATCACTTGTTACAGGAGTGGCCACACCCGAACGGACGTCAAGTTTTTGACTAATATCTTTTTCCATTGTTAATCTCCGAAAGAGTTAAATTTAAGTTATGGTTTAAATTACGCAGCGCCTTTAAGAATCTTGATTGATTCGTAATTCGTTACGTCACCACCAGTTCGCTTAGTAGTGTAGAAAAGAACATTTGGCTTAGAAGTTACTTCATCACGAATAACTCTGAAACCAGTTCTGTCTACGATGGTATAACCCATTGAGAAATTACCGTAAGCGTAGCTAAGAGTATTAGCTGCAACATCTGGCATATCATTGAAGAAAACAACAGGCTTACCAAGTAAGGTCATGTCATCACGTTCATTGATAAAGCGAGATTGGAAGATATATCGGCCAGTTGTGTCCTTAAGAGTAATAACATTTTCAAAAGAAGCACGTTTCATAGCCCATACTGCACCATTTTGATATTCTTCGATCATGCTGTTTTGCATTTTCTTAAAGTCATCAGCAATTGGAACACCAGCAGCACCACCTGATGCGATTTGCTCAATTGCACCACGCTCATAAGTACCTGGAGTAGTCCACGCAGGATAAGTCAAGAAACCACGAGGCTTACCATTACCATCACCGACTACAAAAGCAGTATTCTCATCGCGAGACATTTTGCTTGTAACTTTACGGCTGATCCAACCTTCTATATCGAAACCAGCATCGTCTAGCATACGCTGAGTAGCTGCAGGCTGTGCAAATTGCTCATGGACAGGGATTTGCTTTAAGCCGATATCAGGAGTGGAAGTAGTACTACGTGACTGAGTTTCACCAACCCATCCGCCAGCTGTTAACTCGTTATCATCAATAATAATATCAAGCACATCACCAGTAATAGTTTCTACAGCAGAGAAATTACGCATTGGTGAAGTTTCGAAGATACGAGTAATCATTCGATTGCTAAGTTCTGGACGAACAAAGAAACCACCTTGTGCTGGAATACTGCCAACTAAAGTTTTAACATGATGGTTAAACTGATCTTCAGACATAAGATCACGCATTGGATCCATAATGCCTTTACCAATATATTCTAAAGATTCTTGGCTAACTGCATTGTTAGTTTTTAAGTAACGAGCAGCTTCGAATCGAGCCTTAGACTCTTCTTCAGAACGTTGTTGACCTTGGCCATTACCTGAACGACTAAGTAATTTTTCTACACGCTTAAGCTCAGCATCTTGCGCTTCCATAGACTGCTTAAGACTTTGATGCTCTTCTGCAAGCTTACTTGAATCAGCCAATGCTTTTTTCAAAGTCTCATTATCTAGACCTTCAGAAAACTCTTCAAATCGAGTGTGAGTGTCTTGAGCCTTGTTTACTTGCTCGGTAAGAGTTGCTAATGAATTTTTTAGCTCTTCTACATTCATAGTTATTCTCCACTATTGGGTTTAAGGATTGCACCAAGTTCTTTAAGATCGTTTTCACTTAGCTCGTCTGGACTAGACTTACTGTCAAATACTTCCATAAGAGACTTGATATCGTCTTCAGAGAGTTCACCCTCTTTAGTCTCCTCATCATCCCGAGTGTCGGAGAGCGCTTTGATTTTGCTAATAATGGTTTTGGCATCACTAGCTTTCAAACCAAATTCTGTAATGAGACATTGCTCAGCACCACGAACAGTCTCAAAATCTATATTCTTTTCTTCAGAGTTTTTGTGACCAAGTGTTTCTAAAAGAGTAGTAAGACCTGATTTTAAATCATCAGGAAGTAGGTCACTAATTTTTCCTAGTAACTCTTCGTTATTAGACATTGTTACATCGTGATCACCAGGCTTTTCTTCTTCTAGCATATCTTCGCTTAAACCTACTTTAGCAGCAGGGTTCATTGGGAAAGTGACGAAACTATATTCAAATAATTCACACTTCTTAATGATTCGAACTCCATTAATAAAGTCCATCATTGGTTCACCTTTTTCATCACGAGCAATTCTAAACCCGATGCTTAATGAATCAATGCCGCCTTCGCCCATATAAGGGACAATTAAAGGAGTATTGCCACCATTCTTAGGAATACGTCCTTTAACTTTTAAACCAATATCATCTTCAAATTCTTCATCACTAAATCCGGCCATAATATCAGGGTCATGGAAAGCAAGGACTTTAGGCTTACGCTTTTTAAGAGACTCGGCAAATGCTCCTTGCTGAATAATGTCATCTCCTAGATCAAGAGTCCACGTAGAAGCATAACCTTCAAAATAATAAAAGTTCTCGTCTTCTTTAAGAGTGCCATCTTGTTTTAGGTTATCTAAGGTGAGGGGGAATTTTAGGAGGTAGATTTCTTCGTTGTCTTTGTTCTTATATGCTGGTAGACCTAGCTTACTCTTATAGATTGCTGGTCCTTTATGATTCATCGTTTTCATAAAGTATTGTTCCCTGGTGGCCACTGGTGTTGATCTATGTAATTATATGCATATAGCTTATATATGTAATTACCCGTCGATGGGTAAGTGATGGCTTAGATCTATTCATTTTAGGCCATTTTGATCATTTTAGGCCACATTGGCTAAAAATTAACCACATTGGCTAAAAATTAACCACATATCAATATAACTATTCAAATTGGGCCTATTTACTATTAATTAAAAATAAACGCTATTAAATAGTGTACTATAGCAAATAATTTGTTATAATGGTTTTAACATCAACAAATATAGAGATTAAGACGATGGCTACAGAATGGACAGTTAATAATCAAGTAATAGCTCATAGAGTAAACGTTGGAAGAGGAAGAACAGAAACTAGGATGGAAGTTACAGAGCGTGAATGGAATGAGATGCGTGATCAGCGTGGTAGAGTCCAAGGTGATAATGGTGAAGTCCATATGTCTATGCGTGCTTGGATGATGTCTATGACTAATGTTGTTTGGATGAATAGTGAAACTATGATGCAAAGAGTTGAAGCAGTTAGAGATCATCGTTGGGAATGTGTTAGATCTGAAACTGATTCTATGAGACAAAGAATGCAGCAAGTTATAGTTCAAGAAAATAATTAAAAATAAACGCTATTAAATAGTGTACAATAGCAAATAATTTGTTATAATGGTTTCAACATCAACAAATATAGAGATAAACAAAATGACTATTAATACTAAAGCAAGAGACAGATATAACCTACTTAAAGCTGAAGCTGAAAAACAATTAAAGCTAGCTCAAGAAAATCTTAAAGAACTTAGCGAAGCTAAAGACGAAGATATTCATTGGGGCCATGTTAGCGATATGGGCAGAATGGTTGAAACTCTTAAAAACGTAAATGACGTAGAGGATTAAGATAATGAATATTTCAATTTTAAAAAATACTAAAACCATGGGCAAGTTTCAAGTTATTGATGAGCTTAGAGCTGAGTGTAAAATGATTACTATTAGAAATCTTCCTATAGGTGTAGAGTTCACAGATGGTGGAAAAATAATAAGAGTTAAAGAAGACTATAAAGTCTACACTGCTCACCAAAATTTAGTTGATGAGTTCAATACAACTAAGTGGGAAGATCTTACTATGACTCAAATATTTATCGGCATTGCTATTGGTTTTGGCTTATCTCATTCTGAAGCTATTACAATGGCTTTAAACTTTATGCCTAAGAAAAGATAATGACTAAAACACTTGAACAAAAACGACATTACTTAGAGGTTGTGAGATACCAGCCTCCTAAGTCTTGTAGTGCAGCTGAGCAACTAGATCAAATGGTTTGTGAACGTTGTGGTTTTATTTGGGATAAAAGTGATAATGAACCTATGTGCCTTAGTGACTATGATGTTGGTCAAATGCATTTAAAAAAGATGAAAGAGAAAATGGGGAATGATGATGAATGAATTTATTATAGTTGATGAACGTGAAATGGAAGAACATGATTCTTTCGATTTAGACGAACTGTTGATTAGCAATGGTGTAGCAAGGCACCATGGTCAAATTTATTTAGGCGGTAAAGGTGA